AGCAGGCTTGAATTCAGTTAGAAGCAATTAGAAGGGGATCACTCACAGCGATGCCTTTAGGATGATCGAAATCTGGATTGGACCTAAGAACAGTCCTCAAGTATCTACTGAACATCTGAGACCAACTCTCTGGACAAGCCCACACCAGCCAAGGCAAATCAAGCGGCTGGATGGACTCTAATCCATCGAGATAGGCTTCAATTTTCAATTGATCCTCAACAGAAATTCCAAATTTCTTCTCAACCAAAAAGCGCGTTGACATCAAGACAACACGTTTACGATGGGCAAGCTTACGCTCGTCTGGTAACATCATTATGAGCCACTCTCTATAGTATTCAGGGGTTTTCCACTTATTCCTCACGAAATCATGTATATCCACAGATCTCGTAACTCTTAGACCATAATCAGCAAGAGCGGCTATAATTGGACAGCCAGGATAAGAGAAGGCCATAGAGAGTGCCTTGCACCTAAGAAGGACCTTAAGTGTCTTTGTTTTAGAATGGCAGTAATCGCGACCTGTCCAGGCAAAGTCAGCAACAACCTTGCGTGGGTCAGTGACTATAATCTGATCATCTACATCAAATATCAAGCCGCAAAAACTGACTTCATTCAAGTGAATATGTTTCTCAATCTTAACATTAAGACCGAGTTCAGTGAAATCGTCTCCGGTGAGTTCCTCTCCAACTGCACTAAATGCAGCATCATCACCTTCCACGACTCCCTCAACGTCCGCTTCAGAGATTCCTTTCTCTGCAGCTATAAACAACATGAACATTAGATTAGAAAACCCATTGCCCAATGACGTACACATTTCACCTGACATTCTAGTGGCCGGGACCTTTGCAGTAAATCCTCGGAACTCACACATATTAATTCCAAGGAAAGCATCCCTTATTAGGCCCATGAACTCCTCGCCAGCAGGTAGATCTTCAACGAGGTAGGAATAAAGCTCAAATTCACATGCTTCCATGAGCTCAGCTGTGAATAGGGACTCAAAGGCTGTATAGTCAGTAGCATAATATGTTGCACCTGTTTTATAAAGCATTTCCATGACATAGCGTGCCCTGTCTGCAACAGGAACATGCTTGATGAAAGCTTTGTGCTTATATACAATGTCCTCCATAAGTTTAAAGATTGGCCCTACAGCGCATTTAAATTCATCAGATCGTGAATTTATGCCCCTGACGTGTTTCCAGTCAATGTAGGGTTCATCTTTAGGGAAGGACTTGCATCTAACATATTTGCTCCAAAACCGAGCATCCCTTATGTTTGAGAGCTTTTCCCATTTGTCTAAAAGTTCTTTCTTACGATGAGCAGGATAAGAACAATGAGACAACCAATTAGCAACAGAAACATCCGAGTTCGATGGTATCTTCTTGAGATTTTTACGAACCCAGGCTCGCACAAAAAGTTTAAGCCGTGCGATCTTATTATTTTTTGGCTTTGGTGGGCTGGACATGAACCGGGCCTGCACCCCAGCTTCAACAGACAGATTGTCAGAAAGGTCAGGTTTTGGCAAACAAGCACCAACAAGATGACATCCCATAGAAACGGACATCGCTGGTCGCTTATCATCTGGTAAAGTCTTTTTCCGCTTAATAGAAGATCCTTTCTTTTGAATCGGAATTTCTTTAAGTGGGACTTCACCATACCTGTAACCATACTTGACAACCCTTTCATCCCCTGTGGGGGTAGGACTGTTTAGGCTAGGGGAGGCGGAAAAGGGAGAAATCTCCGGCTTTCCCATTGCTGCATGAAGAGTGCAAATGCAACAAGCTCTGTGTCTGTTACAACATTAACACCCATGACTGATAAATATCTGTCTAGGTTCACAGAGTGGCAGTTCTTGGCTTCATATTTTATACGGTCCCAAGCCAGTGATGGGGACGAACTCAAATCCAAATGTTTGCCAGTTGTTATTTGTGACAATAACTCAAACGAAACATAAAGGTGGGTATTCCGGGTTTCCCACGGAAGACCAGACTTCCTATAATGGATGCATGCATAAAGCGGTAACGCATGACTTAATTTGCCTTGAGCAGTGACATCAGGTCTTAGATCAACATGGCCATCTTCATACACCCACTTTTCAAACTTATAATGATGAAGTGGTTTCAGAAACATGTACCTCCAGAGAAGAAAACCCACAGCCATGCAACACAACAAATCAAGGTATGCATATGCGTAGATTCTCTTCCTGGCGTCAAGTAGGATCTTGAACTCTCTCTCTGCCTCTTGGAACTCAAAGTAATACCGGTTCACTAGGTATCGAGATCTGTACACGGACAGCTCAGGCTGGACCAAAGTCGGCCACAGTTGGAAGGCAAAGTAGAACAAGACACACAGGGTGACATAGAAGGCGACTGCCAATACACTGGTCCACCATAGTGAACGCTCATTGTATCCAAATTTAGCATCAAATTCTTCAAGTCTCTCTCTGAGAGCCACGTCATGGCCTGCCAGGAACGTATCAAGCTGTTTCGCCTTGACAGTTGCCTCTGCAAGTTTAGAGTTGGTGGTTTTAAGCTCATCTTTGATTTCAGCATTCTCTGCTTTGAAGTCATTGATGGTGTCTTTGTAGGACTTTTTCTCATCATCGTGACTCTTGTAGGAGTCACTGATCGCTTTCGTGTTGGACCACTCACGATTGCCCTTTGCTCCACGACCACGGCCTGAGCGGTGGTGTGTTGCTGGTCCAACCGAACTCCCCCGATGATTTGAGGGTTCGGAGCCTCCCCGGTGCTTTGCCTTCGCACCAGGGGGTTGTTCAGTACTTTCAAAATGTCCCTGACGTGTTGGTTTATCGGCCGGCCGTTTTGACCGTTTCTCATTCGAGATCCTCCCAATAGCACGCCTATCGGACACAAAAGGCCCAACCCCTGAACCAGAAGTTGGACGTTTTACCTCAGTGCTGTTTCCAGCACCTGAGTCGGAAGAAGCAATGGACT